ATGATCAAGGCGAAATCCTCGCCGCGCACCCGGCGTGCGCGGCCTTCGCGTGCCGTGCCCGCTTGGGGCGAGGCCTTCCTGCGCGAGCTGGCGGCCAGTTCCAACGTTTCCGCCGCGGCGCGCAAGGCGGGCGTGTCCACCGCCGCCGCCTATGACGCGCGCCGCGCCAGCCCGGACTTCAACCGCAAGTGGCAGCAGGCGCTGTGCGAAGGCTACGACCATCTCGAGCTGGAACTGCTGCAGCGGCTGCGCGAAGGCGAAATCCGCCGCGCGCCCGGCGCGAAGAAGGGCGTGCGCGTGTTCGACAACGCCACCGCCCTGCGCCTGCTGGCCGCCCATCGCCAGAGCGCGATGCGCCAGCGCGCGATCCGCGACCAGGAGGACACCGAGGCGATCCTCCAGTCGATCGACGCCAAGCTGGAGCGGATGCGCCAGCGCCGGCTCGCGGCCCTCGATCAGGGCCCCGGACTGGGTGGGAAACCCGCCATGCGGGATGCGGGCCATGGCGCATAACGCCCTGCTCGACTACCTGCTGGGGCTGCCCCATCCCGAACGCATGGCGCGGCTGCGCAAGCTGGACGAGGAGCAGCGCCGCGAGCTGGCCTGGCACTGGCGCCTGTGGGCGCGGGACGAGCAGCTCCCGCCGCCGGGCGACTGGCGGGTATGGCTGGTGATGGCGGGGCGCGGCTTCGGCAAGACCCGCGCCGGGGCCGAATGGGTCCGCGCGGTCGCCGCCGCCGATCCAGAGGCGCGGATCGCGCTGGTCGGCGCGACCCTGGCCGAGGCGCGCAGCGTAATGGTGGAAGGCGAAAGCAGCCTGCTCACCATCTGCCCGCCGGGCTTCGGCCCACAATTCGAGCCTTCGCTGCGGCGGCTGGTATGGCCGAACGGGGCGCAGGCCACGCTCTATTCCGCGCAGGAGCCGGAGGCGCTGCGCGGCCCGCAGCACAGCCACGCCTGGTGCGACGAGATCGCCAAATGGGACAATGCCGGCAACCGCGCGGAACGGAGCTGGGACAATCTGATGTTTGGCCTGCGGCTGGGCGAGCGGCCCCGCGCCCTCGCCACCACCACTCCGCGCCCCGTGCCGCTGCTGCGCCGCCTGCTGGAGGAGGAAGGCGTCACCGTGACCAGGGGGCGGACGGAGGATAATCGCGAGCATCTGCCCGCCCGCTTTCTGGGCGACGTCCGCCGCCTCTATGGCGGAACCCTGCTCGAACGGCAGGAGCTGAACGGCGAGCTGGTGGCCGACCTGCCCGGCGCGCTGTGGAGCCGGGAACTGCTGGAGTGCTGCCGGGCGGAAGTGCCCGCATCGGCGCTGTCGCGCGTGGTGGTGGCGGTCGATCCACCCGCCGGCGCCGATGGCGATGCCTGCGGCATCGTGGTCGCCGCGCTGGGGGCCGACGGGATCGGCCGGGTGCTGGCCGATTGCAGCGCGGAGAAGGCCAGCCCCGAACGCTGGGCCCGCGCCGTCTCCCGCGCCGCCCGTGCCTGGGAAGCGGACCGGGTGGTGGCCGAGGCCAACCAGGGCGGGGCGATGGTGGAAAGCGTGCTGCGCGCCGCCGATTGCGCCCTGCCGGTGCGGCTGGTCCATGCCAGCCGGGGCAAGGCCGCCCGGGCCGAGCCGGTCGCCGCGCTCTACGAAGCGGGCCGGGTGCGCCATGCCGGCATGTTCCCCAAGCTGGAAGACCAGCTTTGCGGGCTGATGGCCGGCGGAACCTATGAAGGCCCCGGCCGCTCCCCCGACCGGGCGGATGCGCTGGTCTGGGCCCTGACCGAACTGATGCTCCGCCCGCGGGCGAACCCCCGGGTGGTGCGGGTGTTGTGATCGGAGGGAGGCGCTCCGGCGCCCCCTCCCCCAACCCTCTCCCCTGAAGGGGAGAGGGCTTTTTCCTCTTCTTTCCCCTCCCCTTCAGGGGAGGGGTCGGGGGAGGGGCTGTCACCCCATCCAGCCTCACCCCACCCCCTCAAGCCCAAGGAAATCCCCATGTCCTTCCTCTCCACGCTGACCTCCGCCTTCAAGGGCGGGGGCGGTGTTCGCGCGCCTCTGGCCCGCAGCTTCACCTCGCCCTGGCATTTCGCCTGCGATCCGGTGGGGGCGCGGCTGCCGTTCGACTATGCCCGCGCCGTTTCCCGCTCCTTCCTCGAGAATCCGGTGGCCCAACGCGCGGTGCGGCTGGTCAGCGAAGGGGTGGGCAATGCCCCGCTGCTGCCCGCCGATCCGGCGCTGGCCGCGCTGGTGCAGGCGACCAGCGCCGGCCAGCCGCTGCTGGAAACGCTCGCCGCCCACCTGCTGCTCCATGGCAACGGCTATGTGCAGGTGCTGAAGGACGGCGCCGGGAAGCCGGTGGAACTGTTCGCGCTGCGGCCCGAACGGGTCTCGGTCGTTCCCGGGGCGGATGGCTGGCCCGCCGCCTGGCAGTATCGCGTGGGCGAGAAGACCCTCGCTCTGCCGGTGGAGGACGAGGACGGCTGGCCCTGCGTGATCCATATCAAGGCGCTGCACCCGCAGGACGATCATTACGGCGCCGGCTGCCTCGCCGCTGCCGACCAGGCCGTGGCGATCCACAATGCCGCCGCCGCGTGGAACCGGGCGCTGCTGGAGAACGCGGCCCGCCCCTCCGGCGCGCTGGTGCATGAAGGCGGCGACGCCAGCCTTTCCGCCGAGCAGTTCGAGCGGCTGAAGGAGGAGCTGGCCTCCGCCTTTTCCGGCCATCCCCATGCCGGGCGGCCGATGCTGCTGGAAGGCGGGCTGAAATGGCAATCGCTGTCGATGACCCCGGCGGACATGGACTTCGCCGAGTTGAAGGCCGCCGCCGCGCGCGACATCGCGCTGGCCTTCGGCGTGCCGCCGATGCTGCTCGGCCTGCCGGGCGACAACACCTACGCCAATTACCGCGAGGCGAACCGCGCGCTCTGGCGGCTCACCCTGCTGCCGCTGGCGGGCAAGATCCTCTCCGCGATCGCGGAAGGGCTCGCCCCGTGGTTCCCCGAGGCGCGGCTGGCGGTCGATCCCGACCGCGTGCCGGCGCTGGCGGAGGATCGCGAGCGGCTGTGGGCGCAGGTCGGCGCGGCCGATTTCCTCTCCCATGACGAGAAGCGGGCCCTGCTGGGCCTCGAAGCGAAAGGAACCGGGGAATGACCCTGCGCCTTGCCGGCTACGCCGCGCTGTTCGGCATCGCCGACGGCGCGGGCGACGTGATCCGCCCCGGCGCCTTCTCCCGCGCCATCGCCGGCGGCGGGGCGCTGCCGTTGTTCTGGCAGCACCGCCGGGCGATCGGCGCGGTGGAGCGGCTGGAAGAGGATGCGCGCGGCCTGCGCGTGATCGCCCGGATCGACGATCCGGGCGGCCGCGCCGGGCAGGCGCTCTCCCGCCGCGAGGTCCACGGCCTCAGCTTCGGCTACCGCGCCAGGGGCTGGCGCCCTTTGCCGAGGGGCCGCGTGCTGGAGGATATCGACCTGTTCGAGGTCAGCCTCGTCACCCACCCCCTCCAGCCCGGAGCCAGGGTGCATCTGGTGAGGTGAGCCCGCCACTCCCCTCCCCTTCGGGGGAGGGGGCGGGGGAGGGGCTTCCGCCCGTGATGCCACGTCCAGCCTCCCCCACCCCCAACCCCCTCCCCTGAAGGGGAGGGGGCTTTTTCATCCATCCCACTCTCTCCCCCAACGAAAGGAACTCCCAATGGATATGCAACCCGAAACCGAGGCGCTGGCCGCCTCCTTCGACATCGTCGCCCGGCAGGACGCGGCGGAGCAGGCGATCGGCCTGCTCCGCTCCGATATGGACGAAGTGAAGACCCGGCTCGACCGGGTGGGCCGCGCCGCCGCCCGCCCGGCGCTTGCGGCCGAAAGCGTGGAGCTGAAAGGCTTCGTCGACGGCTATCTGCGCCGTGGCTCGGAAGCCGAGGTCAAGGCGATCAGCGGCACGGTGCCTGCCGATGGCGGCTATGCCGTCCCGCGCGAGATCGATGCGGCGATCGCCGCCCAGCTGCGCGACATCAGCCCGATCCGCCAGATCGCCCAGGTGGTGCAGGTGGGCAGCGCGGGCTATCGCAAGCTCGTCTCGCTCGGCGGCACGGCCTCGGGCTGGGTGAGCGAGACCGCCGCCCGCCCCGGCACCGATACGCCCCATTTCGCCGAGATCGCCCCGCCCTTCGGCGAGCTCTACGCCAATCCCGCCGCCAGTCAGGCGATGCTGGATGATGCCGCCTTCGATCTCGAAGGCTGGCTGGCTGGCGAGATCGCGCTGGAATTCGCCCGGGCGGAAGGCGCGGCCTTCGTCGGCGGCACCGGCGTGAACCAGCCGCGCGGCTTCCTCTCCGCTCCGGCCTCGCTCGCGGGCGACGCGGCGCGGCCCTTCGGCACGCTGCAATATGTCGCGAGCGGCGATGCGGCGGACCTGGGCGACGCGCTGGAGCTGGTGCTGGTCGATCTCGTCCATGCGCTGAAGGCCGGCTATCGCCAGGGCGCGAGCTGGGTGATGAACAGCGCCACCCTGGCCGAATTGCGCAAGCTGCGCACGGCCGAAGGGGTGTTCCTGTGGCAGGCGGGCCTTGGCGAAGGCCAGCCCGACCGGCTGCTCGGCTATCCGGTGGTCGAGGCGGAGGACATGCCGGACATCGCGGCGGGAGCCTTCCCGATCGCCTTCGGCAATTTCCGTGCCGGCTATCTGATCGCCGAACGCAACGCCACCACGATCCTGCGCGATCCGTTCACCAACAAGCCCTTCGTGCATTTCTACGCCACGAAGCGCGTGGGCGGCCAGCTGCTCGACAGCGCGGCAATCAAGCTGCTGAAGATCGAGGCGTAAGCCAGGCTCCTCCCCGTTCCCCAGCGGGAGCGGGGAGGATTTCCCATCCCCATTCGAACCGGAGCCCTCCCATGAACCGGGCGATCCTTTCCCCCGCCGCCTTCCCGGCGGCGGCGCTGGCCGAGCTGAAGGCATGGCTGGCGATCACCACCGCGGCGGACGACGCCGCGCTTTCCACCCTGGTCGCGGCCGCGCTCGACCTGTTCGAGGCCTTCACCGGCATCATGCCGCTCGTCGCGCAATGCGAGGAGCTGCTGCCCGCCCGCGCCGGAGAATGCGCGCAGGCGCTCGCCACCCGGCCCGTGCGGGCCGTGAGCCTGGTCGAGGCGATCGCGGCCGACGGAACGCGGCAGGCGCTCCCCTCCGCCGCCTATGCGCTGGAGCCGCAGGCGGATGGCGCCATGCGCATCCGCCTGTCCGACCCCGGCCCGGCAAGCCGGATCGCGGTGCGTTTCACCGCCGGCATGGCGGAGGAATGGGGCGCGCTGCCCGCCCCGCTTCGCCACGGCGTGATCCGCCTCGCCGCGCACCAGTTCCGCCGGCGTGACGATGGTGAAGGGCAGGGTGAGGGCGCGCAGCCCCCGGCCGCGATCGCCGGGCTGTGGCAGCCCTGGCGGCGGATACGGCTCGCATGAGCCTGATCGAGGCGAAAGCCGCTCCGGACGGCCGGGGGCTCGCCGCGCGCCTCGCCGCCCGCGCCTCCGCCATCGCGCTCGCCGCCGCCGAGAGCCGGCTGCGCGCCACGCGCGACGATCCGGCCCGCTGGCGCCTGCCGCGCCTGCTCTGGCCACAATTCACGAAAGGCCGCTGAGATGGAAATCCCCTTGCGCGCCGCGCTGCTCGCCTGGCTGCGGGCCGATCCCGCGCTGGCCGAGCTCAACCTGCCGGCGGAGGAAACGCCCCTGAGGGCCGCCCCGCCCTGGCTGGGCATCGCTGCCAGCGCCAGCACCGACTGGAGCGTGAAGGACCGGCCCGGGCGGGAGATCCGCGTGGCGCTGGAGCTTCACTGCCGGGGCGACGATCCCGCCACCGCCGCCGTGCTGCTCCGCGCGATCGAAGCGCGGATTGAGGCGCTGCCCCGCGCCCAGCCGGGCTTCGCCCTCGCCTCGATCCTGTTCCTACGCGGCCGGGCGGAGCGGCGGGCGAACAATCTGCGCTCGATGCTGCTCGAATACCGCTTCCGCGCGCTGGCGAGCGGCTGACTTTTTCCCTTCTTCTTGGAGACACGTCATGACCCCCCAGAAAGGTTCCGCCTTCCTCCTCAAGATCGGCGATGGTGGCGATCCGCCCGCCTACGCCACCGTCGCCGGCCTGCGCACCACGCAGATGTCGATCAATGGCGAAGCGGTGGTCGTCACCCACAAGCAGTCCGGCGGCTGGCGCGACCTGCTGTCGGGCGCGGGCACGCGCTCGGTCTCGGTCAGCGCGGCGGGGATCTTCCTCGGCAGCACGGCCGAGGCGGCGATCCGCGCCCATGCGCTGGCCGGCACGCTGGAGGAATACGAGCTGTCCTTCGAGGATGGCGAGAAGCTGCGCGGCCGCTTCCTGATCCAGCGGCTGGATTATGCCGGGGATTTCAACGGGGAGCGCAACTACACGCTCCAGCTCGAAAGCTCGGGCGCCGTGGTGCCGGCATGACCGCGCCCAATCCCCTGCGCGGCGAGGCCGCGATCCCCGTCGCCGGCCGGGCGCGCCTGCTGCGCCCGAGCTTCGCCGCGCTCATTGCGGCGGAGGACGAGCTCGGCCCGCTCTTCGCCCTGGTCGAGCGGGCGGGGCAGGGCGAGCTGCGCCTCTCCGAGATGGCGGCGCTGTTCTGGCACTGCCTGGCCGAGCGCGGCGGCATTTCCCGCGAGGATGTGGGCGAGGCGGTGCTGGCGCTCGGCCTGGCCGAGGCGGCGAAGCCCCTGCGCATATTGCTGGGGGAAATCCTGAAGGGCCGGGGATGAGCGCGCGCTTTTCCGACGGCGCGGTGCGCCTGGCCGGGCTGATGCCGCGCCTGCTCGGCTGGCCGCCCGCCGCCTTGTGGGACGCCACCCCGTCCGAGATCGCGGCGATCCTCGCTCCGCCGGACGGCGAAACCACGCCGCTCGGCCGGGCGGAGTTCGAACGACTGATGGAGCGAGAACGCAATGGATGAGGATATGGAACGCCTGCTGGTGGAAGTCCGCGCCAATACGCGCGGCTTCGAGGCGGACATCGCCGCGATGCGCGGCAATTTCGACGCCACGCTGGTCGGCGGCTTCGAACGCGCCGGGAGCGTGCTGGAACGCGGGCTGCTTTCCGCGATCCGGCGCGGCAGCCTGGGATTCGACGACCTGAAGCGCGTGGCGCTCGCCGCGATGGACGAGATCGCGGCGCAGGCGCTGCGCAGCGGGCTCGGCACGATCATGGGCGGAGGCGGAACCGGATTGGGCCCGATCCTGACCAATGCGCTGGGCGGCCTGCTGGGCCTGCCCGGCCGCGCGACGGGCGGGCCGGTCTCTCCCGGCGCAGCCTATCGCGTGGGCGAGCGCGGGCCGGAAGTGTTCGTGCCCACCAGCGCAGGGCGAGTGGAACCCGCAGCCGCCGCGCCCGCGCGCGAGGTGAAGGTGGCGATCCGTCTCTCCACCCCGCGCGGGGCGGACACGCCCACCGCCTTGCAGCGCTCCGCCCGCCAGGTCGCAAGCTCGGTCCGCCGGGCCTTGCGCGAGTTCTGACCAAGCCCGCCCGACACCCGATCGCGAAAGGAAACCCCATGCCCTTCTGGCTTGCAACCCGGCGCAACGGGCAGGAAACCGACTGGATCCAGCGCTTCGACCCGCGTTTCTGGACGGTCGATTTCCCGCGTCCGATGATCGCCTCGATCGTGGCGACCGGCCCGGATTCTCTAAGGGTCGAAGCCGAGTTCCACCAGTCCGACGATCTTGCCGGGCTTATCTGGGCGAGCGAGGATCGGATCGACCATCCGCTGCTCGCCTATGCGACCGACCGGGACTATTCGCGCACGATCCTGCGGTTCCGCTGGCGTTCGGGCGGCATATTGCCCCTCGACGCGACGCATGGGCCCACCCTGACCATCGAGGGGCGCGACGCGGCGGGGGAAGCGCGCAGCTGGTATGTCCGGCTGTGGAACTATGCCATGGGATCGCCCGAGGATGCCGAGATCGTGCTGCCCTTCTCCGCCCTTTCGAGCGGGTGGGACATGTCCGGCGACGCGGACCCGGTCCATCCGGCCGATATCGACCGCATGTTCATCTCGCTCGCCGCGCCGGGCTACGATCCGGCACTCCATCCGGCGCAGGCCCTGCCCGCGCGAGTGGACGGCTGGGCGGAGCTGAGCGCCATCTCCTGCGAAGGCTACCGCCCGATGCTGGAAATCGGTGACGTGATGCTGCCGCCTCACGGGGTCCAGATCGCCACCGGCTATGACGATGTCTACAACCAGGCTCCGGCGCGGGTGCTGCGCTCGATCCGTGGGCTCGGCTATCGCGGGCGGATCGTCCATTATCTCGGCATGAGCCATTTCTTCCGGCTCGAACGGCAGGGGGCGGCGCTGCTGGCCGAGGCATCGGGCATCGTCGCCGGCCCGGCCGCCGCCTGGCATGCCGATTTCTTCGCGTTGTGCCGGGCGCAGGGCTACGCGCTCATCGCCTCGCTCTCCTATGAGATGCTGGCCGAATATTGCCCCGCCGCCTGGCAGCAGCGCGCGCATGACGGGCAGGCGGCGCGCACCGGGTGGGACCCGCCTTCGGCCCTGCTCTCCCCGGCAAGCACGGCAGCCATGGGCTGGCTGCGCGCGGCGGCCGCGCATTTCGTGGCCTTGCAGCGCGCCGCCGGCCTGCCGGTGCTGTTCCAGATCGGGGAGCCGTGGTGGTGGGTGACGGCGGACGGGCGCATCTGCCTTTATGACGATGCGGCGCGGGCAGCCTTCGGCGGCGAACCGCCGGCGATCGCGGACATGCGGGCGCCGCTCGATCCGGCGCAGACCGCGCTGCTCGACCAGGCGGGCGCTCTGCTCGCCGCCTCCACCGCGGCGCTCACCGCCGCGATCCGGGCGGCGGCGGGACCGGCAGGCGCGGAGGTGCTGTTGCTGGCCTTCACGCCCACCGTGCTCGATCCCGCCATGCCGGAGCTGCGCCGGGCGGACATGCCCGAAGCCTGGGCCTGGCCTGCCTTCGACCGGCTGCAGCTGGAAGATTACGACTGGCTCACCGCCGGGGCCGAGGCGCAGCGCAAGGCGGCCTATGCCACGGTGCAGGCGCGGCTGGGCTATTCGCTCGACCGGCAGGATTATTTCTCCGGCTTCGTGCTCCGGCGCGAGGATGCCGAGGCTTTCTGGCCGCGCATCGATGCCGGGCTGGACGAAGCCGCCGCGCGCGGGATCGCCCAGCGCTTCGTCTGGGCGCTGCCGCAGGTGGCGCGCGACGGATACACCCGCCTTCCGCTTTCCCAAGGAGACGACATGCAGGCCTTCGACGATGTGCTCTACCCGCTCGCGCCCGGGCGCGACGCCGGGGTCAGCCCCGAATTCTCCACCTCCGTCACCGTCACAGCATCCGGCCATGAGCGCCGTTCCAGCTTGTGGAGTGACGCACGGCTGCGCTTCGATGTCGGCCCCGGCATCCGTTCTGAGGAAGAGCTGGGCGTGCTGATCGCCTTCTTCCGCGCCCGGCGCGGCGCGGCACGCGGCTTCCGCATCGCCGACCCCTATGATTTCAGCTCCAACGGGATGACCGGCGTGCCCACCATGCTCGACCAGCGGATCGGCACGGGTGACGGGCTCACCGCGAGCTTCCGGCTGGTCAAGGCCTATGGCGGGCCGGGCGACCCGCAGCTACGCCTGATCACCCGCCCGCGCCCCGGCACGATCCGGGTCAGCGTGGACGGAGTGGAGGAAGCGGGCTGGACGCCGGGCCCCGGCGGCGCGATCACCTTCGCCCACGCCCCGCCTGCTGGCGCGGCCATCCGGGCGGGCTTCCTGTTCGACGTGCCGGTGCGCTTCGCCGAGGATCGGCTGGACATCACCGGCGCGGCCTTCGCCGCGGGCGAAGCGCCCAGCGTGCCGCTGATCGAGATCCGGGAGGCGGCATGAGCACGGGGTTCTTTCGCCGGGAGCTGGAAGGCGTCGCCACCTTCTGGCGCATCGAACGGCGCGACGGGGTGACGCTGGGCTTCACCGGCCATGACCGCGACCTGTGGTTCGACGGCGTGCTCCACCGCGCCGCACCCGGCATGCTGCCCTCCGCCATCCGCCGCGATGCGGGGGTCGGGGCCGACAGTGCGGAGATACGCGGGGCGCTGACCCATGACGCGATCTCCGCCGCCGATCTCGAAGCCGGCCGGTTCGACGGGGCGCGGATCGCGGTGGGGGTGGTGAACTGGGAAAGCCTTGATCGCGCCGTGCTCTATCGCGGGGAAGTGGGCGCGGTGTCGCAGGAGGCGAGCGGCTTCCTCGCCGAGATGCGCTCGGCCAAGGCGGCGCTGGAGGAGGATCCGATCCCCTATACCAGCCCCACCTGCCGCGCTCCGTTCTGCGGGCCGGGCTGCGGATTGAGCGCGGCGCGCTTCACCCATGAGGCGGAATTGGCCACGATCGACCTCGCGCGGAACCGCGTGCGCTTCACCGGCGGACTGGCGGCGGATGCGATGCGGGATGGCAGCCTGCGCTGGATCGACGGACCCCATGCCGGGCTGTGGATGGAGGTGATCGAGGCGGACGAGACCGGCCTGCTGCCCGGCATCACGCTCGATCCCGCCTTGACGCCCGGCACACGGGCGCTGCTGCGCGAAGGCTGCGACCATACGCTGGCAAGCTGCGCCGCGCGCTTCGGCAATTCGGCCGGCTTCCAGGGCGAGCCCTACCTTCCGGGCAACGACATCCTTGCCCGCTATCCCACCTCGTCCTCGTGAGCGGGGCAGGGGAAGCGCTGGCCCGCGCCGCCGAGGCGCTGGTCGGCACGCCGTTCCGCCTGCATGGGCGCGATCCGGGGCGCGGGCTGGACTGTGTGGGCCTGGTGGCGGCCTCTCTCGCCGCGATCGGGCGAGCAGCGCCGGCGCCGATGCGCTACGGCCTGCGCAACACCGACATCGCGGCGGCGCTGCGCTTCGCTGCCGGAGCCGGGCTGATAGAAACAGATGGCCCCGTTCGCCCGGGCGACGTGCTGCTTGCCCGGCCGGGTCCCGCGCAGCATCACCTGCTCGTCGCCGCCAGCGGCGGGCATTTCATCCATGCCCATGCCGGCCTGCGCCGGGTGGTCGCCACGCCCGGCCCGCCGGCCTGGCCGATCCTGCATCATTGGCGTCTCGGCGCCTGAAGGAATCCATCATGGCAACGCTTCTCCTCTCCGCCGTCGGCACTCTCGCCGGCGGCCCCATCGGCGGCGCGATCGGCGCGCTGGCCGGCCGGCAGATCGACCAGGCGATCATCGGCAGCCCGCATCGCGAGGGCCCGCGCCTCAAGGAACTGGGCGTCACCACCTCCAGTTACGGGACGGCGATCCCGCGCCATCACGGCCGAATGCGCGCGCCGGGCACGATCATCTGGGCCACCGACCTTGCCGAAAGCAGCGAAAGCACGGGGGGCAAGGGGCAGCCGACCATAACCACCTACAGCTATTCCGTCTCCTTCGCGGTCGCCCTGTCCAGCCGTCCGATCCTGGCCCTCGGCCGCATCTGGGCGGACGGGACGCTGCTGCGCGGTGCGGCGGGCGACCTCAGGGTCGGCGGCACGATGCGGCTCTATGACGGGCATGGCGATCACGGGCCCGATCCGCTGATCGCATCGGACAAGGGCGTGGATTGCCCCGCTTTCCGCCATCTGGCCTATGCGGTGTTCGAGGACCTGCAACTCGCCGATTTCGGCAATCGCATCCCCGCGCTCACCTTCGAGATCATCGCCGACGAAGGCGAGATCGCGCTGGCCGACCTGCTCGCGCCGCTATCCGAGCCGGTGGCGGTGCGGCGGAGCCTGCCGGGCCTCAAAGGCTTCAGCGTGGAGGGCGGGCCCCTGGCCGGCACGCTGGCCGCGCTCGACGCGGCCTGGCCGATGGCGCTGGATGCGGGCGGGGACGGGCTGAGCATTCTTGCGGCCGATGCGGTTCCTGCCGATCCTCCGTTGCTGCCCGAACCCGCCGCCGCCAGCGACGGGGAGAGCTTCGGCCAGGCCGGTGGCACGCTGCGCACGCGCGGCACGGCGGCGGCCGAAATCCCCGACGCGCTGCGCTATTACGATATCGCCCGCGATTTCCAGCCCGGGCTCCAGCGGGCGGACGGGCGCGCCCGTCCGGGCCGGAGCCGGGTGGTCGAGCTGCCTGCCGCGCTCGATGCGGCGGACGCCCGCGCGCTGGCCAACACCGCCGCCGACCGCGCGGGCTGGGCGCGGGAGACGCTGGCCTGGCGCATGGCGGAGCTCGACCCGAATCTCGTGCCCGGAGCGATCGTGCGCGCGCCCGGCCAGCTCGGCCTGTGGCGCATCACCGGCTGGGAATGGCGCGACCAAGGGGTGGAGGTGGAACTGCTCCGGCTGCCGCGCGGCCCCGCGCGCCGGCCCGCGGCCGATCCCGGCAGCACGCTGCCCCTGCTGGACCTGCCCGCCGCGCCTACTTTGCTTCGGGCATTCGAGCTGCCGTGGGACGGGATGGGTTCGGGCGCCGCACCCGAGATCTTCGTCGCCGCCAGTTCCGCGAGCCCCGGTTGGAGCGGCGTTGCGCTGTATGCGGAGCGAGGCGGGCAGCTCTATCCGCTCGGCGGTAGCGGCGCGCGGCGCAGCGTGATCGGGCAGGCGGCCGCGCCCGTTCCGCCTTCTCCCGCCCTGCTGATCGAACGCGGTGCGATCGAGATCGAGCTGGCCTCGGCCGATTTCGCGCTGGCCACTTCCAGCGCGGAAGGCTTGGCGAATGGCGCCAACCGCGCCTTGCTGGGCGGCGAGGTGATCCAGTTCGTCATCGCTACGCCTCTGGGCGAGGCGCGCTGGAGGCTCGAAGGCCTGCTGCGCGGGCGGGGCGGCACCGAACGGGCGGCGCTGGCCGGCCATCCCGCGGGCACGCCCTTCGTATTGCTGGACGACCGGCCTCTCGCGCTCGATCCCGCCAAGGTCGGCCCATCGGCAGGCACCGCGATCGTCGGGATCGGGCTGGGCGATGCGGAGCCCGTCCATGCGCCGATCGCCAATCCCGGCATCACCCTGCGCCCGCTCGCCCCGGTCCATCCCCGCGCGCTCCGGCTGGCGGATGGCGCGCTTGCGCTCGGCTGGACCCGCAGGGCCCGCGGAGCGTGGAACTGGCCCGACGAGGTGGATGCCCCGCTCGTCGAACAGGCGGAAAGCTATCGTGTCGGGCTGGGTCCAGTGGATGCGCCCCTTCTGGCCTGGGAGGTATCGGCGCCGGAGCTCTCCATCCCCGCCGCCACTCTTGCCCCGCTTGCAAGCGCGCATCCCGGCGCCGCGCTGTGGGTTCGGCAGGCGGGCAATTCCGCCCTGTCGGATGCGCTGCTGCTCGCCACCCTTTCGTGATCGTCCGGTGCCATTCCTCTTCGTCATTGCGAGGAGGCGGAGCCGACGAAGCAATCCAGGGCCCCACATAACGGCCCTGGATTGCTTCGCTACGCTCGCAATGACGAAGGGATGGGCTCGAGAACCCCAGCTAAACACCAATCCTCATGGAGAACAGTCATGTCCGATCCGATCAGCTTCACGTCCGCCAGCCCGCGCCATGCCTTGCCGCTGCTCTTCGCCGGCCAGGCGCAGAAGGAACTCACCGTCAACGAGGCCCACGCACGGGTCGACGCCTTGCTCCATCCCGCGGTGGAGGGGGAGGCCAATACTCCGCCTGCCGTTCCCGCCCCGGGCCAATGCTGGCTGGTGGGCGGGGCCCCGGCCGGCGCCTGGGCGGGCCAGGCCGGCAAGATCGCCTGCTTCACCGCCGGAACCTGGCTCTTCGCCGCGCCGCGCGATGGGATGCGGGTGTTGGATCGCTCCTCCGGCCAGTTCATGCTTTATCGCGGCGGGTGGACCACGGCATCCGTTGTGCCCGCCCCAAGCGGTGGCACGAGCGTGGACGAGCAGGCGCGCACCGCCATCGCGGGGCTGATCGCGGCGCTTGAAGCCGCGGGCATCCTGCCGGGTTAGGGTG